TCTCAAAGGTATCAAAGTTAATATTTGATAATATTTTCGGTAATATTATTTAATCAATAAATAATTTATTATCTTTGCACCGAAGAAATTAAATCTCTGAAACGTGGAACTTTCGGATAAAAAATATTCAGACCTCAATAAGTATTGTTTGGGTTCCACCTGCGTAAGCAGCTAAACAAGAAAGTTGAGGTTTTATTGTACAACTATGGCAGATTGGATAAGACTTCCTCGCAGCATGTTTGATTGGGATTGGTTCGATAAGCCCGAAATGCTTTCCCTCTTTCTATATTTGCTCAACAATGCAAAAGAGAAAGAAGTAAAGCATGATGGAATCGTCGAGCATAGAGGACAGTTTTTGACTAGTCTTGGAAAACTCAGCACTATTATTGGTGCAGGAAAACAAGTGGTTAGAACCTGTTTGTCAAAGCTAATAAAAATGCAGCTAATAGAAGTGAATACGGAAAGATTATATTCCATCATCACTATCTGCAATTATGATGACTATTTTGAAGCTGAGGTCAATAAGCCTAAAAATGAGCTAAAGAATGAAGATACTAAACCAGTAGAAGCACCTAAGGAAGATAAGCCTAAGAAAACGAAAGAGGAGATTGCAGCAGCAACCGAAAAGCGAAAGAAAAAATTCGGTCAAGATTTAGTTCCTTATGTTGCAACTTATGGCAAGGATATGATCAGAAAGTTCTATGACTATTGGTCAGAAACGAATAAGTCCAAAACTAGGATGAGGTGTGAGACTGAGAAAACATGGGATTTAAATCTAAGGCTACAAAATTGGGCAAGACGAAATAAAGACTTCGGAACAAAGCAATCTGGTACGGCTCTACATAATTCGGAAAACAAAGATTATAACGAAGGAGGATGGTAATTATGAATGTAGATTTCAATCAAATTATTCAAAGATTCGAGAAGGGAGAAGACTTGTTTCTCGCTGACAAGGTGAGAATAAGGATTCCTAACGCAGAACAAAGGCTTCGTGGGGGGCTAGACTATTTCGTTGATAAATACACCTGTGGGGAAGTTCCTCATGCGAAATGGCTAGAGAATAATTATCGTCCTATCGTTGATTGGATGACAGACAATAAAGGAAAGGGGCTTCTTATTACAGGTGGGTGTGGTCTCGGAAAAACTCTGATAGGTAAGCATATACTTCCTTTACTCCTTCAAGACTCTTGCAGAAAACTCGTCAATATCTTTACTGCCCAGGAGTTGAATACAAAGATTGATGAGATTCTGAAACTCCACATCATTTATATTGATGATATTGGCACAGAGGAGGTGTCGAAGGTTTATGGTAATGTACGATGTACATTCTCTGAATTATGTGATGCAGCAGAGCAAAAGGGGAAGCTTCTCATCATTACCACCAACTTAACTGCAAACGAACTCGAAGCAAAATATGGAGAACGAACTATAGATAGGTTAAAAGCCATCACTAAGTTTGTTCCTTTCACAGGTAAATCATTAAGAAAGTAGATATGGAAATTAAAGAAGACAAAGATTTCTTGTTTGCTACAAAGCAAGCTAGATTAGCAACCTTCCTTGAAAATGATGAGGAAAGAAGAATGTTTAGAAACGCCATTTACAACGCTATCAAGTGGGGTAAAAGACACTAGTATATAATCTTAAACAAAAGAGCAATGAAGATGTTACAAGACGTTACAGATTGGTTCAAGGCTGAAATTCTTGGCGACCAATCATTACAACAGGAGAGAAAGAAACTGAAATCACAGAAAGATTTCGAGAAGCGTATTAATGAAGCAGCTCGCCATGTCTGCCTCTCAGATCGTCCTAATGATGATGGGGCTCCATATCCTGTTATCTGCATAGATGACACCGTTATCTATAAAATCTGCGAGAATCCTCGAATCGAGAAAGGAGAAATCAGCCTTGAAGATGTAGGGGAAGTTTTGGTAAGGCAACGCATTCATTATGCAGAAAACAATCTGAATTACAGATAGTTATGCGGTTTAAAAGTTAAATAAAGTTACTAAAAAGCGATTAAAGAAAGTAACGTTTGGTCAATCCAAAATTTCTTTGTATCTTTGCATCAGTTAATTAAACAACAAATAAGTTTAACAATTAAATGATAAGAGCAATGAAAAAGGTAAAGTACGTTATTAAGGCAACAAAGTTCAAAGATAACACATACGAAGATGTTGTTTTTGAAAATCAGCCACTCAGTCAAAAACAAGAAACATTCAGCGACGTAAAGCACATCTTAGATTTGGATTTCGAGAATGCTTTAGACGAAGGCAAGAAAGTTTTGTATGACGGAGTAGAGCTTGATATCTTCAATGAAGATGGTACAATTCTCAAAGAATGGATTCGAGACGTAGCATAAAGGTAATGGGGTGACTAACCATCACTCCACAATATATAGAGCAATGAAATACGAAGAAACGTTTAAATCCGAAGTAGCTTCAATTGAAGCTATGCTTTACAAAGCAAAACAACGTAGAAAAGAATATGGTGCATTGAATGCCATGATATACATGAAAGGATGGCTTAAAGTTGTCTACGAAGAACTGAACGATTTCACATTGACTTAACAAAAGATATGAAACATGTATGTAGTAATTGCATATCTTCCGATATATGCTATTGTGAAGGCAAGAAGCCTAATGACACTTGCCATCAATGGGAATGGAGATATACAGGTTTATGGTTTGATAATTAAAAAGTAAGACAATGGGAAAAGAGAAAGTTACAGTAAACGATTTGAAGGTTACACTCTCAGAGCTTGGTGTAACATCTGGCTTGACGCAGGAAAAGATTATTCAACGCCTGCAGGTCAATGGCTGCTTGATTGCAATGGTAACAGATGTATTGGATCAGCTCATCAAGGATGAACAGGGCATGTTTAGGCTGTTAAGCGTTCGCTACAAGCAAGAGCAGAAGATGCACTACACTCAGATGCAGGATGCAGCCAAAAAGTACTACTTCCATTTGAAACCCTTTAATAAGAGTTTCTTCGGTGATGAGAATATTTGCGCCAACCTGGAGGATAACGCAAATGACATCTATGAAATCATCAAACTTCTTGCGGACCACACAAATGACCACAAGGATATGGAGACTATCAAGAGAAACCTCAGAAAGAGAAAGTTGAACCATCATATTTTCGATTAAGATTATGTCAGTATATAAAGCAAACGTAGATTTATCAGACTTATTTCACGATATGTCTTACAATTATCAGAAAAGCTTCCTTGTTGAAGAGTTCTGTTCTTTACCTATAGAACATCAGGTAAAAGTTGTTGGCGAAATGCTGAAGAACCTTAATGGCGATCAGACAGCCAAAGTTATAGAAGACGCTTTTGATAACTTGCATGAGCAAGCACAGGAGCACGTTATCAACTATGTGAAAGGGTAAAGATATGATGTTTGGACAAATGATAACTCGCAGATGTCTGCTTACCTTGGATGGGGGGGGCAAAGATTCAAGCCGTCCTCACTATGCCGAAGCCGACAAAGCCCATCTTTCCAAAGGAAATGGAGCGTCAGTTTGTAAAGCAATTCAATGAATCGCAGCCAAATGCGGTCAATAAAGTAATTAAATGTCACATTTTAAGAAATTAAAGTTATGGAAATAAAAGAAGTAAGAAACAATATTGTAATTGACATCGAAACTCTTGGTAGAAGAAATGATGCTGCCATCACTCAGATAGGAATTGCTGCAGCAGACTCCAAGTTTGAACTACTAAGTAAAGCCTTAATTCAAATAGATCCGAGAGTATGGAATAGTTGTGAAAGAACATTCTCAGGAGAAACTATTCTGTGGTGGTTAAACCAGGAGAATGGTCCGCTTGTCAACAGTCAAACATTATACAGTTATCAGCAAGCAATGGATGTGTTAGATAAAATCCTCGCCTCTTGTGGCAAAGATAGTCTCATTTGGACAAAAGGTACTATGGATTTGTTCTGTATTAAAGACTTGTATGAGCACTTTGATAGAGAACTCCCTTGGCAGTTTTGGCAACCTAGAGACATAAGAACCGCAAAGGAGTTCATTAAAGAGTGGAAGACCTTTGAGAATAATAATCATAACGCTCTCGATGATGCTTTGAATCAGTTGAGAGAGTTGAAAGCTAACTTAATTGAAAGATAGATATGGAAACAAAAAAAATAAACATAGCGGAAATCCTAAAGGATAAGCCGCAAGGAACTAAGTTGTACGACTTATTACGCAATATAGACGTAGAGTTAGATAAAGTCCACACAACAGACGTTGGTACTTATATAGAATGCACATCAACTAATGAAGTAGGCAGTACTCTTTTGTTTGATTATTCAAAACTAGGTACAGAAGAAAGTTGGCTTGAAGGCTTACGGATTCTTCTTCCTTCTAAGAATATGCGTGACTGGGGCAAGTTCGCCTGGAAGAAGGGCGATTTGCTTGTCAATAGTTGTGGATTTCAGTGCATTTTCAAAGAATGGGCATCTGATGATTATACAAAGTTCAACGGATGCTATTCTAATAGCAGGGATGGTTACGAAGATGTATTAAATGCAGAAACAGCTAAGTTTGACAAGTTAGATAACAATACTGCCTATGGTTATATAAGAGAGATTGAGAATAGATGTGGCGGTAAGTTAAACCTTGAAACTTTGGAGATTGAAAAGCAGCTTGAGTTCAAGGATGGGGATATAGTGGTATATGGAAAATCAGTAGCAATATGCCGAAAGATTTATAAGCATACCCTTAGTTTCTATATTTCTCTAAATGAAATGTTTGGATTATTGTTTGCCGATGAGGTGGAATCATCTGAAGAGTATAGATTTGCTACAGAAGAAGAGAAACAGCAGCTCTTTGATGCTCTCGAAAAGGAAGGCAAGGCTTGGGATGCTGAGAAGAAACAGATTGTGGATATTAAAAAAGAACACCAATTCAAACCTTTTGAGAAAGTATTAGTTAGAGACTCTATTGATGATGTGTGGAGAGCAAGTTTCTTTAGTCATATTAAAGAAAATGATGGAAGATATGTAACTACATGTGTTACTTGGAAATTCTGCATTCCTTACATCGGTAATGAATCATTGTTAGGTACAACTAAAGATGTGGAGGGCTAGGTATGGGTAATGATAAGTTATTGAGAACAGATTTTATTCGTCTTAAAAATATGTTGATAATATTTGATAGACGATATGCAAAAACCAACGATGAGTCTGTTTCCATACAAGAAGTGATAAAAGCAATAAATAGAAGACTAAGCGTTTAACCGCCTTCGGGCATAAAGTAAGTAATAATGGAAGAAAACAAGATTATATCCTACAAGGGATTCGATGAGAATATGCAGTGCCGTGGCTTTAAGTATGAAGTCGGCAAAGAGTACAAAATGGGTGGGAATATCAAGTGTTGCGAGCGTGGTTTTCATGCTTGCGAGTCTCCGATGGAAGTTTGGGACTATTATGACATGTTGACATCACGATTTGCAAAGGTAGAACAGTCTGGTAAGATTGAGAAAGAAGAAAATTCGACAAAGGTATGCTCTTCTCGTATCAAGATTAAGGCTGAGTTGAAGCTTGTTGACATCATTAATATCGGTGTCGAGTGGCTGAAAGATATAACATCACCATCTAAAGTTAAGGCAGATGGTGTGTTAAACGACAATGGAGACAGAAGAAGACAGATTGGTTCAAGTGGCTACTATGCTCAGATTGGTTCAAGTGGCAACTATGCTCAGATTGGTTCAAGTGGCAACGCTGCTAAGATTGGTTCAAGTGGCTACTCTGCTCAGATTGGTTCAAGTGGAGACGCTGCTAAGATTGGTTCAAGTGGCGACGCTGCTAAGATTGGTTCAAGTGGCTACTCTGCTAAGATTGGTTCAAGTGGCTACTCTGCTCAGATTGGTTCAAGTGGAGACGCTGCTAAGATTGGTTCAAGTGGCGACGCTGCTAAGATTGGTTCAAGTGGCTACTCTGCTAAGATTGGTTCAAGTGGCGACGCTGCTAAGATTGGTTCAAGTGGAGACGCTGCTAAGATTGGTTCAAGTGGCGACTCTGCTAAGATTGGTTCAAGTGGCTACTCTGCTCAGATTGGTTCAAGTGGCGACGCTGCTAAGATTGACAGCACAGGAGAAGATTCTGTTGTTATGTGTGCAGGTAACAAGTCCATAGCCAAAGCGACAGTAGGTTCTTGGATAACTCTTGCTGAATGGAAATGGAATGACAAGAAGAAACGTAATGTCCCAGTATGCGTTAAAACTGAGTATGTCGATGGCGAGCGCATCAAGGCTGATACTTGGTATCAACTGAAAGATGGCGAGTTTGTTGAAGTTGATAAGTAACTAACCATCCGCAAAGAATATAAATAGAAGTAATATGAAAAAGATTATTTTAGCAGCCTTAGTCGTTGCAAGTTTGTTCGCTTCTTGCTCTAGCGAGAAGACTTTTAAAAAGAAAGATGGCTCTACGATTACAGCAAAGCCTTATGGCTGGGCTAGTAAGGAAAACAAAGTAGAAGGTGTTAACTACGAGTTGAATGCTCCAGATGTCGTAGCATCTATCATCTTCGCCCCATCTGTTATCGCTCCAGTTTTACTGACAGCTTACGATGTATGGGAACCAGTATCATATACTGAGCCATCTAAGTAACTAACCACCTTATGGGATTAAATATAAGCAATATGATTAAGAAGTACAGAAAGAAGCCTGTTATCATTGAGGCTATTCAGTGGACAGGCAAGAATTTGTCTGAGATTGACAATTTTATGGGTGGAACCGTTGGAAACAAAGGAACTATCCTTGTAATTAATACCTTAGAGGGAGATATGGAAGCATCTATTGGTGACTATATCATCAAAGGTGTAAACGGAGAGTTCTATCCTTGTAAGCCTGATATTTTCGCAAAGACTTACGAGAAAGTATAACAGATTAACTAACCGCCCTCTCCCTTTTACAGGAGAGGGTAAAAAGAATAGAATTATGATTAAGACAGTTCCAGACCCTACTTTGATGTGTGATGGATGTGTGTATGATGGTAAGTTTGAGTGTATTCAGCACGCATGTTGTGCAGACCCGAACAATCCCGTTAAGTACATTGAAGTAACAGAGTAACTAATAGCCCTCTCCTTGGTAACAGGGAGAGGGTAAAAAGAAGAGAATATGGCAGAGATTATTTATTTTGGAACAAAAGGGTGTTCCGGTCATTATCCTATTGGCATCGACAAAGTGCTGACCTCGGCAGAATATGGAATGTGGCGCGAATGCGATAATGAAACTTGGATAGATAATATCCGAAAGAATCCTGGTCGCCATCTCATCAAGCATCACGGAGAGGTTTATACTAATTATGGTGTTCCGTTCTCTGTAGATGATGAAAGAGGAGGCTCACATACCGAACTATTTTGGAAAGGCATTCATACGAAAGAAGAAATCGTCAACTTGATAAAGAACAATCAGTTTTTGGCAAGGCAATTCAAAATGGATGAGGCAATTAAAGATGTGGCAACAGTTTGTGGTGTCAGGTACAAAGATGTTATATCTGCGATAAACATGACACAAGCATTCGCAGGTGGTAAAAAGAAGAGAATATGAATGCAAATAAAATAACATTAGCTGGCTATATTGTATATCTCCAAAGTATGTATAAACGATATGGCAATATAAGTATAGCGCAACTAAAGCATATAGAAAGAAACAGAAAAAAGGAGGATAAGCAATGAGTAAAGTAACTGCAATTAATATAATTATTAAAAAGAAGAATCAATTAAGAAAGCATAAAGAGGGATATGTTTCTTACATTAATATTGATGACGTTCTTGTGTGGTTGAACGATATTCAAAAAGAATTGGAGGATGAATTATGACAAGAGAAGAATTACAAAATAATCATGGCGATGCTGTCTGTGTATATTGTAACAAGAACATTATTTCAAAATATAACATCGGCATAGGTGGGCTTTGCGAAGGTCAGTATTGCGAGGAAGCACAATATGGCTACGCAGCAGAAAATAACATAGAGTTGGAGGATTAAGTATGGAGAAAATTTGTAAAGGAGAAATTCAGAGATTGCTGCCTATCTTTCAAGCAATGGCAGATGGTAGGATCATTCAATTTGCAGCAAATGGTAATGATTGGGCAGATATAGATGGTGAAGAGGAAGGTTTATATCTTGATACACTCATAGATAACCCACAATATTATCGCATCAAGCCAGAGCCAAAGTACCGCCCTTTTGCCAATGTAGAAGAATGTTGGACTGAGATGAAGAAGCATCAGCCGTTCGGTTGGGTGAAAGACAAAAAAGATGGATATTATGTCTTAATTACTGCTGTAGATAATGGCGATTATATGTCATTAAGTGGAAATAGCGGCTGGTCCTTTTATAGTCTCATGAAAGATTATACCTTTACCGATGATATACCATTTGGTATAAAAGTAGAATAGTATGGCGTATTGTTTTTGTGATATTTGTGATTACAAGGATGAATGTAAACACTATCGAAAGGTAGTTGTTTGTCCTTATATAAAAACGGAAGAATAGCTTATGTATAGACCGATTACAATGTATAAGATTGTTTGCGATAGATGCGGAGGAGTATTTGGCGGTACAGATACTTGCTCTGCACTATTCAGCAACAAAGAAGTCGATATAGGTGACTACTCTGATTGGGAAATGATAGATGGTAAACACTATTGTCCAGATTGTTATGAGGTGGAGGTCATTGATGGAGTGTATAATGTTAAAGCAAAATAGTTATGGCAACATATAGAATAGTAGATATGTATCGTAAAAGCAAGGCTGTTAAAGGCATACATTACGATTCTCAGGATAATCCAATCCTTGCTTATCGTGTAGATAAGAGACATTCATTGTTATTTGGACTTATCCATTATTGGGACTATGGCGCATATAACCTTTGCCCAGACTATTTGTTTTCTTCGATTGATAAAGCAGAAGAAGCTATATTGAAGGTTGATAAAAGTAGAAGAGTAACAATTATTTTATATAAGTAGCTTATGAAAATTAAAGATATTAAATTCAAGGCTAAACGTCTTGACGGAAAAGGATGGGTTTGCGGATATTTCTACGAAGAGAATGATAATACATACATCATTGAGAATCGTCAGAAAGAAAGCAAGTTAAACAGAAATCTCACTTATCAGGTTGACCCTTCTACCGTCTGCCAGTTCACAGGGTTAAAAGATAGTGAGGGAAAGGAGATTTGGGAAGGTGATATAGTGCATGACAGTTATGACCTTTTGTGTATAGACAATCTCTATGAGGTAGTTTATATTGAAGAAGAAGGAACGTTTGCCTTCAAGAGTTTAGATAAAGTTGACAATTACGAGCCGTTTGTTAATTTATTTGAAGTTTATGTTGTTGGCAATAAATTCGATAAGGAGGACTAACGTATGAAGAGTAAGATTTTAGACTTAGCCAAGTCATACGGTTTGCTCTTTTTGATTTTCATAATAGGGGTAATTGGTTTTAGGATTTCTTTCAGCTTAGGAACTCCACACGAAAAAGAAGAGTTTAATATAAAAATATTCACCAAGAAAGGGCATGACTATCTGATAGTAGACACGAAACACGGAGTTTGTGTTATTCACGCCGAGAGCTGCCCTTGTAATAAAAAGAAGTAGCCTATGAAGATTAGACAAGCCAAGAAGATAATGAAGCGTTGCTACGGAAGTCCTCGCTATATAAGGATGATATTGGATGGTTTGAATGTATCGAAAAAACTGCCTAAAATTAAGCAATACTGGGAGCCTAGATGGGCTTTGTATTATGCTAGCAAAGGTGGTGGCTATGGCAGAGTTGACCATCGTATCGTAAAGGCTGAAAAGATTTCTGCAAGATATTCTCGCAAGCTGATGAATCACCTTACCAGGTGGGCTGGCAAAACTCCTTTCGAGATTAGAGATATACTAAGCAGTGCAAATAAACTAAAAAGATATGACTTATGATAAAAGAAAGATATTATTACGCAGTAGCCGCTTTCATACGTAAGGATGGCAAATTAGCCTATACCTCAGTTACGAGCTCCGTTAAAGGGGAAGAGGAGGATATCAAGTTCTATCCTCTAATGAACCTCATCACTGACGTTGAAGAGCGATTCAAGGATGATATGGTTTGTGGTACAACTATCATACATAGCGTTACTGAGATTAGTAAAGAGGACTATGAAGCCTATAATGAACGCATAGCTAAGATAAATAAGAAGGAGGGTTAGCACATGACTTTTTTGAATATTACCGTAGGTGAGAAGGAGTTTGATGAAATCAAAGAAGGCAAGGTAGGACTAGTACGTTTACCTTGCACTCCTCGTTGGTGTCATACCCTTGTCGATGGTGTAAAGCCAATATGGAGATTAGACCAATTAACGGTCAGATTAGATAGTAATGGCAAACCTCATATTCAGTATGGGAGTTCTGTTGCTCATTATTTTAAGAAAGTTGATTATATACAGCTTTTCTGTAGGAATGGTTCCGAAATAAGAGCTATCTTCAAGAAATGTGCCGGTTTCAGCATTGAAACTACTGAAATAAAAAAGAATAATGGCTTTGTCGAGTTTAAGCCAAAAAACTTTGTTGTTCATCTAAAATGATTAAGATTAGCTTATGGAAAGATTAACTAAAGTAATGGATAAGTATTTATCAGAAGCAAAGAAGAAGGTTCTTACCCTCGCAGTCAGCAAGGAATGGTTCGATATGATAGTGTCGGGCGAAAAGAATGAAGAGTATCGGGTAATTAAAGACTTTTGGATGAGTCGCCTTCTCCTTATCAAGGATGAGGAATTCAAAGATTTCGATAAGTACGATAAGCTTCATATCGGTAAGACATTTGAAATGCTTATAGACATCAATACTATCAAGGAGAAACTGAATAATGGTACAATGAAGTTCGTACCATTCACTCACGTTCTCTTCAAGAACGGTTACTATGACGATAGCCCAAAGGTAGAAAAAGAGATTGAGAGTATCACCATCGGTAAGCCGAAGAAAGGTCTTTGCCCAGGCAAGTGGTTGGATCATGAATTTTTCATCATCAAGTTCAAGTAATATGGATAAGACAACAGAACTATCATATAATCACCTCATTTCGCAACTCAGAAAAGAAAACGCTGATTAGAGGAATGAGGTGCGAGAATTAAGGAAGTTGCTAACAAGAAAAGGTGACAAACCGCCTAATTAACACTCCGTAACACCATGTTAAAAGCTGTTTTTGCGCTTTTCTTGTCAAATTAGCTTCCTGTAGTTTTCGGTAACATTAGTTAAGTTAACGAAACGGCAAATACTTCACATAAGCCTTTCTAAGCTGTTCTATTTTCTTCCCCATATCCTTATATCATTTTTCAGAAAAAGCCCTATACAGAGGAAAATAGGTTTTATTTAACACTCTAGTAATCAATAAGTTATATAAAGTTAAGCAAGAAAAAATAATGAGGTTAAAATTTGGTCAAATGCTAAAAAATGATTACCTTTGCACCATCAAAAATAAATAATAACAATTAAAATATAAGAGCAATGAAACAGACAATAAACGTATCAAACAAAGCTGAGGTTGTAGCAGCAGTTACAAGTGATTTTGATGGAGGTTATAACTATTTCGAAGGTGACATTCGTAAGGGTAATCTTAGGCGCATGTAGTTAACTGCTTCTATGGTAACAAGTTGAGAATCCAGATTACCTATTGGGAAGATGGCAAGAGTGTGGCTGTTGAAACCGCTTCAACATGTTCAACAGCAAAAGGGATTGTTAGTAAGGTTTCTAAATTCTTAAACGTTAAGTAATCATGACAGCATTAGATTTCAATGATAGAGGACAAGCTTTCGTTTCATTCGATGAGTTCAACAACTATATGAATGAACGGCTGGAAGAAGGTGATTACACCAAAGAGGAAAACGGAATCACTTACTACTATAATAGTGGCAGTTGTCTTATCGGCAAGTATGACAATAACGAAGGTTTCGGAATTACTTATTAATAAATACAGCCCTCGACACCGCGGTAAAGTCACAGCGTATGAAAAATATTTATGGAAAGACCATTAAGCCAAAGTACGAGGTCGCTCTTAAACAACATGTTAAAGGAAGTGTGGATGACGATTATGAAAGTATAGAGTTCCATTCCGCTAACAACTATTGGGAGTCAGTCCGTATGGCTAAGAAGTATTCGTTTGGCATCGGTTCAGAAAATAAACGCTTTGCCGAAACCGATAAATTGGACGCTGGTCTTGCGCAAGTAACGGTAGTTTGTTATTATTCAGACGATACATCAGACTACAACGAAGTATGGCAAGAAGAATATATTAATGACAAGAAGACGGTAAGATATTAGTTTTAGGCATAACGGATAGAAAGATAAAAAGGTAACGACTGGTCCAACCAACTAGTCACAATAAGAGCAATGAAATGTTAGACAGAACAAATATTCACTTTAAGAAAGCTGTTAAAGCTGTACTGATAAAGGTTAACAGAATACATAACAATACCATATCAGTAAGTATTAACCAAAGATTCATCGACATCACTTTGTTGGATAATAATTCTGGTATTTTTTATTCAGACATGATAAGCCATTTTTTAAGCAAGGATGAAATCCTTCAGAAGTTAGATAACTTCAATAAAATGTATCACGCATGGGTGCAACTTCAAAAGAAAGGAGGTCGCCATGAGTAAGGAGTACATTGGAACAGATTGCTATAATCGCAAGATGGAGCTTTACCATATCGGCAATGAAGTTTATTGTGACCACATCAAAAACGGAGTTGTCGTCAAGACAAACAGCATCACTGTAGATAACCGCATTCTTGGATTGTTTGGCAGTCCTCATACAAGCGGAGCATATATCTACGATGAGATAGCAAGAATGTATGGCAAGAAGTTATAATAACTGCATATAAAAAGTAAGAGCAATGAAGACAGACAACGTTTTAGAGCATTTCGCTGAAATGATGATTTCACGAATGCAAAAGATGAAGGCAGGAGATTGGAAGATGGGTTGGTTCACCACATCTTATGGTGGTAACCCAGTGAACCTTGGAGGGCGTGAATATAATGGAATGAACTCATTCTTCCTGTTCCTCTGCATGATGGACGAAGAAAGATTCAAATATCCTATCTTTGCTACCTTCAATCAGATAAAGGCATTAGGAGCTAGTGTGAACAAAGGAGAGAAAAGCTTCCCTGTTCTGTTTTGGTCCATCCAGTACAAAGACAAGAATGGAAACAAAATAACAGAAGACAGCTACAACGGAATGACTCGATCAGCCCAACTAGACTGCAAAGTACAGCCTTTCTTGAAGAGCTACAATGTGTTCAACCTCAGTCAAACCAACCTCGAAGAGATAGCACCTAAGACGATACAAAAGTTGAAGAATAAGTTCAGTCTCAAAGATAAGAATGAGTTACCGACAGACACGGCAGGTATGTACGTCAACGAGAAAATTGATGATATGCTTTTTTATCAGAAGTGGCTCTGCCCTATCCGCTACGACAAGTATTCAAGTGGAGCTTTTTACAGAGTTGGGGTAGATGATATTACAACACCACTTAAAAGTCAGTTCAAGAAGGGCAATACAGAGCAGCAGATATTCGAGGATGGACAGGAGTACTACTCAACCCTTCTACATGAAATGGTTCACTCAACAGGGCACAAGTCTAGATTGAATAGAGGGTTTGAGGAAGAGAAAGGAGAAAATGACTATGCAAGAGAAGAGTTGGTTGCAGAGCTTGGAGCTGCTCTTATCGGAAACGTCCTAGGCTTTAGCAGTCGCATTTTAGATAATAACGCTGCTTACCTAGATGGTTGGATCAGCAAGCTTAAAAAGCAACCAAAGTTCATCGTTTCTGTTTTGACAGACGTAAACAAGGCAGCTAAAATGGTATTAGAAATCGTGAACAAAGAAAAGGCACAATTACTAATGCCTGCATAAGATATTTTATTGCTCTATCTAAGGCGGTATAAGCGGATTTGCTTGTATCGCCTTTATTCATTATCATCAAAAACATAAAAAGCTCTATAAGCGAAAATAAATATGCAATTTCTTGGTTAAATCTATTTGTTGATTAAATATTTTTAGTATCTTTGCACCAAAAGTAGTAAAGATATGAACATCGAAGAAATACTCAAGAAAACTGATACTATCAGCCAAAAGATAGAAGAGCTACGCAGAAGGACTGTAATGGTCCCTTTGTGGAGTTATCTTTTGAGTTTATATGAGCCAGCAAGCCATAAGGTAATGACAGATACCATAAGCCTTCGTGATAAAGACAATGGTGAAAAATCATCCCGTATAGCGGTTGCCCTTGAAAAGCTGCTCACAAACAGAATAACAGAATTTACATTCTCTATACCAGTTAAGAGAAAGTACAACACTCCAGAAAATGATATTCAGAGGGAAATCCAAAAGGCATTAGAAAAAATCTACGATTGTGCTCATATTGACAACATGAACTACAAACGTGGACTAGCCTATTTCGCAAGCTGTGAAATCTTCACCATCTGGTATTCTGTTAAGAAGCATAACTCTCTATATGGTTTTGAATCAAACTACAAGTTGAAGTGCAAAACCTTCTCCCCTATGGATGGAGTAAGATTGTACCCTATCATTGATGAGTATGATGATATGCAAGCTATGTCGTTTGAATATGATAAGACCGTTTCCGATAAAGAGACGATAACATTCTTCGAAACCTTTACAGAAAACTATCATTTCATTTGGAAGAAAAGTAACCTTGGTGAAATGTGGGAGGAAGTAACTGCACAAGTTGATGAGGATGGGAACACTAAGAGTGGTGAGGAAATCATCATCCGTAAGATTCCTGGAGCATACCTGTATCGACCTCATGCCATCTACGAGGGGCTTGATAATATCCGAAGTGAATTTGAGTATAATGTCAGTCGCAATAGCAACGTGATTGCATATAACTCTGCACCAATCGCAAAAGTCAAGGGTGGCATAGTCGGACAGGAGAAAAAGGGAGAAAGTTTGCGTATATGGAGAGTCGAGAATGATGGCGATATTTCATACGTATCATGGAATCAGTCGCAAGAAGCGGTTAGCGGTCAGAATAAAACCCTCCTCGGATTGTACTGGATGCTTTCTCAAATGCCAGATATTAGCTTTGAGAACATGAAATCTCTTGGTAATATCGGCTACGATGCAAGACAGACGTTGCTCACAGATGCACATCTGAAAGTTCGCATGGAATCGGGCGCTTTCAAGGAGTTCTTTGAAAGAGAGTTCAATGTAATCAAGGCATTCTTAAAGGTCATGAATCCAAAATGGGAAAAGGAGATAGATAACGTCACCTGCGACCACATCATCACTCCTTACATACCAAAGGATGAGAGCTACGACATCACCATCAGACAAAAGGCTAATGGTGGTAAGCCGGTAGAAAGTCAGCTTGAATCCATCGTTAAGCTTGGGCAGTCGCAAGACCCTCAGCAGACAATGGAGGATATTCGACAGGATGAACTTAATGCGGCAGCAGTACAGCAGTCTGCTTTTGCTATGGGTGAACAAACAATATAAACGCAATAAACTGCACAAGTTATGAAGAAGAAAATCGCAATTTGGCTATTCAAGTTAGCAAGAAGACTCTACCCTATCAGTGTAACTGTCTTCGAACAGAAAGAAATTCTAGAGCCAAAGGTATGTGCCAAGGCTTATAGTATCGACAAAAATTACATTCGCCACTACAAGCGAGACCATCATGTCAAGTCCATGAGAGAAGCTTTGCGTGAGATAACAACGGAAACTCTCGCACAGGCAAAGAAAGATGTACTCAATACTATCGAATCCAAGATCATGAAGCAGAGAGTATATCAGAAGGATGGCAATACGATTGTAGAGGTAAAGGTTAATTGCTATGTCTCCAAAGAAGAAGGTTAAGCCTATTCCAAAAGAACCTCAGTTCTGCAAATTATGTGCCCACGTTTCCAATCCACGTAATCTTAGTGTTACGGGAGAGCCAACGTTGGGCACTTGCCCTTATGAGGAGTTTGCTATCCTCTATCAAAGGGAATGTGTAAACGAACATTATAAGCCGAAATAAATGAGACCAAATATCCCCAATCAAAAGAAAGCATACGATGCTCTGAACAGACGCTTAGTTAACTACGTGGCACAAGTTCAGAGCATTTATGATAGAATCGCTAGCCAAGTTGCTACTGCTATAGATGGTGTCGGTTATGATGGTTCTGCGGAGTTCTTGTTTGGGGACTATCCAGAACTGAAACAAACCATCAATGGCATTATGACCAGTTATGCTGCACAGATGAATAACCTCATCTATTCAGGTACCACAAATGAGTGGAAAGAAAGTAACATCATGCAGGACCTACTTGCAAGAAAGGTACTTCGTGCTTATGATTTTGAGAAGGGCGGAGATAAGTACAACAGGTATTTCCAAACTAATTCAGATGCTTTGAAGGCTTTTCAGAATAGGGTTGATAAGGGGTTGTCTGTTTCACAGAAACTATGGTATCAGTCACAAGCCTTGAAAAAGGAGCTGGAGCATACCATATCAACTGCAATAGAAAGAGGACAGTCTGCGGTTGTTCTCAGCAAGCGAATCAGTAAGTATCTGTTAGACTACCCTTCATTAAAGGCTGATTATACAGAAAAGTTCGGAAAAGCCGCTACATGCGCGAATTGCCAATACGCTTCTATACGTTTGGCAAGAACCGAGATAAACATGGCTTACCGAAAGGCAGAGCAGACACGTTGGCAACAATTTGACTTCATCTTGGGCTATGAGATTAAGTTGAGTAAACGCCACCCTGCACCCGACATCTGTGATGATTTGTTGGGAATATACCCAAAAGACTTTGTCTTTCTAGGTTGGCATCCTAACTGCATGTGTTATGTTGTACCTATTGTGATGAGCGATGAAGAGTACTATGGTTCTCCTTCCATTCAGAAGTCAGCTATGATTTCTCGTACCCCAAAGAACTTTAATGACTGGGTACGCAATAACCGCAGTCGAATCGGGCAAGCAGAAACACTTCCATACTTCTTGAAAGATAACAGAAAGTATTGGCACCTGTCCGTTGAGGACGCGGCTGAGTACCGCCATGCTGACAGAGACGAAAAAGCCATAAAGCTTGCTTGGAAGAACAGAGACTTATTGAAATACAACATAGATGTAGATAATTCTGACATAGCAACATTAAGGCGAAATGCTAAAGCCTATGAAGTTGATATATCAAGCTTTGAAAAATTCCTCACTACACATCAATTTAAAGAGAGTTTTGGAATGATGACTGATAGCGAACGCTCTGTATTATCAGATATGTTCGATAAGTATGATGATAAGGTTCGTCAAGCTGTAGAGTCTTTCGACAGGACAAAGAAAAGTTATCTAGCTAAGTTCGATTATAGCTATGATTTCGGTGATTGGAGGGATGGAGTAACTAAGAAGTTTGCGAATATCACTCCTACACAATTCGATCCAGTGAGCAAGATTCAACCTAAGTTGAAGGCTACCTATGAAGAAGCTAGAAAGGAACTGCAAGACCTTCGCTCTATTCCGTTGAAACCTAAGAAGCTGATAGATGATTTTGATGATTGGGAATTGGAGACTGCATTAGACGACCAGGAAGCAGTTATGGCAGGAAAGAAACTCATGCAAAATCTGTATGGTCCAAACATTGATAACGTCAATTCTTGGATAAGAGTAGAATCGGCTCGCATAACAGAAGGCTGGGGCAAGGCTTATGAGGTCTTTCTTGACGAGTATCATAACGGCTTGAAGGAGGTCATGGAAGCTGCTACCCATCTGAACGAATTGAGAACAGCAGATTTGAGTATCATTCCTACAAGATGGATTCCTCGCTTCAATGATTACATCAAGACTATAGAAACTGCAAGGATTGATGTCCGAGGTTATGAAAGAGTTTATCGTGAGATAGAGGGTGCATACAACATATATAAATTGGCTTCGGACAAAGATTTGGTTGCGTATGGCTTAGATAAGCTATCCTTCAATACACCTCATACCATCGTGGAAGGTTTTAGAGGTATTGGGTTGAGTCCGACCAAATGGCTTGGAAAGAAAGAGTTCTACGATAGCTTTGATAAGTTTGTTCCTTGTATAAGTCTTGATAAAGGTGAAACTTATTTTTGGCGTAAATATAATCATGTCAGAATAGACTTCAGCGCAATGAGAGAAATATTCAATAACTCGAAATGGTATCGAAAGAAGGTTCAATATCACGAATATGGGCACGCTAAAGCCACGTTACAAGGCGGTTGGGAAGATAGGGTTGATTTTAAGAATCTTTACAAAAAGTTCTTTGATGAATATAATAAACCCGAATATAGATATTTTGGCGAAGAAAATAAACCAAAGTGGAAAATGGTAGATAAGCTTTATGAGGAACTCGATAAAGTTAAAAATAAGAATGATGACATCAAAAGACTATTTGAAACAATATCTGATACTTTACAAGCTTTTGATAAAGAGCATAAGCGCATAAAAGGAATGTCTGGGCACGAAACCGAGTACTTCTCATCAGGGGTACATAAATGTCTTGCTGAAATAATTGCGCATCTAAGCGAAAATTATTGGGCAAAAAATAAATACTTCCAAAAGGTTCTACCAAAGTTATTCAACGAAGCTATGCCTATATACGAGAAGTTTTTCAAATTGAGTAAGCCTGCAAAAAGATGAGTGGTAGATTACGGTTCTACCACCCATCTTGATTTTTTCCCAGATGGACCTATTGCTGACTCGTTAGTAATATAGCTCATACCAAAATCGACTTTAGTAACCATGGCTTTACGAATAGATGTCATAATTTGAATCTTCGTAAAACCGCATTTAGAATAATCTTGAAGAGCTAATTCTACTGCACACTTTTGAGCTATACCAGCATTGCCATTGGTATAGTAGCTTATTACCTGTTCGTCTGTAAGTTCGTTCACGGACTTAACAGAGCATTGTTCTAGATATTCTTTTATATTCATGCTGCAAAGATAGTAAAAGTTTCCCAAACTACAATACGTCCGATTAAAAAGTTAGCAAAAGTTAGCAAACAGGCTATAAAGAAGTTTAAAAGTTAAACTATTGTAAGTACTTGAAAATAAAGCGGTTATTATTTGGTCAAATGCAAAAAAATGACTACCTTTGCACTATCAAAAATAAAAATAACAATTTAAAAGATAAGAGCAATGAAACAGACAATAAACGTATCAAACAAGGCAGAAGTTAAGGCAGTAGTAACAAACGCATTAACTGGTAACTTCAACTATTTTCAAGGTGACATTCGTAAAGGTAATCGTACAGCTCATGTAAATTACTTGTTTTTTGGAAGTAGCATTTATATTCTCGTTACATATTCTGAAAACGGGGAAAGCGTAGCAGAAGATACAGTTTCATACTGCTACACAGCAAAAAGTGTTACTACCAAGGTCTCAGAATTTTTAAACGTTAAGTAATCATGACACAGCAAGAATTTGAGCAGCGAGTAGGAATGTCGGTCAATGCCACCGAATACGCTTCCATCGAGAATGTATATATGGCAAGTGACCTAGATAAGGATGCTTTCTGCATTCTTTGGGAGAAGATGAACTTCAAAAGAGTTGCAAGAGCTAGAGAAGAGCGAGCAACCAAGTTGAAGGAGCAAATGAAGAAGGAACAGCTATTCAACATATTTAACAAGCCATACGGCAAAAACGAGTTTGGTACGCTAGCAGATAACTTCTACAGCAAAAGTGAAAAATCTGTACTAGAAAGCATCGGAATCCACATGCAGCAAGAAAGAAATGGTATTCCATTCTTTGTAAGTGTAGCATCAGTATTGGTTGATTTACGCAAATATTTGAAAGTCGCATAAGAAGGAAATGGTAGGGCTAACCACCCTACCTCAATACGATAAGAGCAATGAATACGATAAAGACGTTTATTCCATCAGAGTCAGTTGACGCATTTAAGAAGTTCGCTGAGAAGACAAAGCGCAATGTAGAAGGTTTCGACTACACCATTAGTAACCCACGAAAAAAGTTATTCCGTCATGCGGTAGTAGAAGATTGTCAAACCATCATTGGGAAGTATTGGCATGACATCTGTGACCTCACCATCAATATGCCAGACGAAAGTAATTGGAGATTGCTGGCCACATATAAGAATGGAGCCTTTACTCCTGCTGATACAACCAAGGAGTTGGTATTCAAGATTAAGGAGCATGGAGCTGATTACGGCAAATGCGACCTATGTGGTCATTGGTGTAACAACGCATACGTAATCGAGAATACGCAAACTGGCGATGAACTGCAAGTAGGTTGCGAGTGCATAAAAAAGTTCGGATTGAAGTACATTGACTTCCTCTCAGACTTTACACGCAAACTTTATGAGACCTACGACCACACCATCAGATATGCCACCGATGATGACTATGGAGACCTTATTCCAATTTGGGGTGGTCCTAAGGATAGTAGATATACGGATGCCATCTTGAAGAATGACATGATCGCCATGTGCAAGGCTCAGTATGACGAGTGCCCTGTTTACAAGAAAGGCTATTACGCAAATGGTCACTATTACCCATCAGAAACAATCGCCAAATTAGAGGAAATAAGAGATTCTAAGAAGTTTACGGTTGACTCCTCATACATAACAAAGGTCTGCGATTTTGCGCTCTCTAAAGAGCCTAAATCGCAATTCGAGGTTGAAATGCAGAAAGTAGCAAATGACTACTACACATTCTCGGAGCAGTTCGTTTATGCTTTCTTCCTGGTGAAGAACTACGAGGATAGCTTAAAAGGTGGTATTGATGCCATCAAGAAAGGTATGCAAGTCAAGGTAGTCGGTAAAGTCATTCAACAGCGCACAGAGCAGTCTTACTACGGAGAAATGGTCACAAACACCATCCTTACTAAAAACGGAATAGTCTGTGAAAGGGTTGGCAAAATACCAACTGCACAAAAAGATGGCGAGAAGACCACCGAGTTCTATGCTATCGTCAAGGGTGTGTTCAATGGAAAGGTTTGCCTAGACAGAGCTACTAAGAATCCAAAGAAAGGAATTGAAGTGGCAATGGAGATTTAGTTATGAGCGCATTCAACATCAACACCTATTATGGCTGTGAAACTTGCGAAGCAGCCGACGAATATGGTAATGGTTGCAAGCATGGTCTGTTATTCCCTGTCCTGCTTGTGATAGCTAATAAAAGGGAATGCCCAAATTATAGATTTCAAAGAAAGGAATAGAATGAGTTATAAAGACAGAATAGAATTAGAGCAACTTTTAGGTAGTTTTGTAACATCACCTAAAAGCCTTCTATCAGAAAAAGAGGTCAAATTGCTAAGAAAAGCCATGCGACTTATTGGTAGAGTAAATAAGAGATACGCGGATTTATACATGTAAATACGAAACGATATGAAATTGCAGGTTTATTTTTTATACAGAACCGATGAGCACCTATCAACAGACAGCAAGGAATTGCTCTTTATTGGCAACCTTCCAAATTGCATGAAAGCAGCAAGGAAGTTTAATGCTACAGATACTCAGATTAATGAACTTGGGTATCATAAGCAAAGTCAACTTAACAATGTAGGTTACGAGTTTATGCTAGAACAGCATACACTTAACGAATATATAGTAGAACCATAAAATATACGATTATGAAGATATACAAATTGATATGGTATCTCTACACAGAGGACCAACTTAAAGAATCCCTCATCACCGATAAGGAAGTTGCAGAAAAACGTTATCAAGAGCTGAAGAAGTTTCTTTATCGTGGATGCTGGTTATCCCTCTCAGAATTAGTTGAAAACGAAGACCACGAACTAGTGAAGGGTGAAAGTCTTCATTATAACGACATTTAAAAGTTAGAGCAATGGAACAGAAGTTATTAGATTTGATTATCCATATAGGACAAGTTAGAGGTTGGGCTGTAGATGCTACAGATAATGGCAATGACCTTGCCTACATCTTCTTTCAGCGTTATTCTCCTGCTGGTCAAGATTTCAACATGTCAATCGAAATGCCAAACAATGACCCGAATGAGTTTTTGAAGAACCTCGATGATTACTACGAGAACTTCGATCCAGATAGTGAAGCCCTAAACTGGTGTGACAAAGAAGGTCATGGTATAAATGGAGCACCCAAACGCTTGAAGGATATCATCATTGATTTCGAGGAAATCGAAAAGGAAATCAAAGAACTCCTAGAAGTGTTCAATCTTCAAATAGAGGAACTAGAGAAAGCTGCCATTCACAAGGTTAAAGTGCAAGTCACCGAATACCTGCAAAAGGTAGTGGAGGTTGATGCCATCAATGGCAGTGACGCATGCGATAAAGTCGAAGAAATGGTTAATGGATCAGAAATCATCTTGACAGCAGACGATTTCACAACAAGAAACATTGAGCCTTATGAAGATAAGTAAAACTGCACAAGCTGTGCAAAAGCTAAAAGATGGAGATTTGAAAGGAGCACTCTCCATCTTTTCTACTTTTAAGTATGATTTCACAAGGGATGAACGTAGAATCATGCGAATTGCATACGAAACACTTTGCGGACATGGTGCTTTCTATCAATCATTAGGAATTGATGCTGGTCAGATGATAGTAGATGCGACAACTATACTATACGATAAGTATCTAAGTATCAATAAGTTAAACTAAGTTAGCAAAAAGTACTTTATGCTCAAAACGTTTGGTCATTTGCAAAAAAATGATTACCTTTGCACTATCAAAAATAAATAATAACAATTAAAAGATAAGAGCAATGAAACGATTTGAAGATTACGAAAAAGCTTATAATAAATGCTATGAACTTTTGCAAAAACTCACAGCATTGATAAAAGAGACAGATGGCAACCTCACTATCGAGATAAGATTTACTTATATTGACAAATATCCAATGCTTTCTGTTAAATACTATTGTAATTACCTGTACTCATTTCTTCCACAAGAAGATGGTACATTTGTTATTTCTACAGACAATAAAATCTATACAATGGATGAAATTGAGGCGAAGATAAGAAAGAATTGTTATTTAGACTAAAATATAAGAGCAATGAAACTGATTACGAAAGAAATTAAGAAGAGACTGGAAAAATATCCTCTCTACTCACAGGATGGCAAAAAGGAAGAAGCCATCTGTCAAGCAAAGTTCTTCATTTGTGTTGGTGCATGGTCTTGGTTCATATTGGAAGCAGACCTAGAGAACAATATCGCCTACGGAATCACTATCAATGGAAGTGGTGAAGGCGAGTACGGCTACACAAGCTTAACCGAGTTGCAGGGGCTAACAACTAAGTTAGGCTTAACCGTAGAGCGAGATACCTCATTCTCCCCTACTCCACTAAAGGATATTGATAATGAATATCTAAAGAAGTTTCTTAAGAAAATGTACGCTTGAAAATAATTTCTCACTTTTTTCAAGAAACTATTTGTTGATTAAATAATTTTATCTATCTTTGCAAAAAGTTACAAAAAAATGAAGATTTATACATCATACTTCTCAAACGGAGCTAAGTTAGCAAAAGCTGGTATCATGATGATCGGTATTGCCCTCTACCCTCCGAAATGGTTTACAGGATTGTCAAACAAGTACGTGTCACCATCATGGGACATTCTTCACAACTCCAAATCGGAAGAAGATTACGTGCAACGTTTCAATTCTGAGATATTGGCTCATCGGGACCCAAAAGCATTTCTCTCAGCAATAGAGAAAATGGCAAATGGAAAAGATGTAGCTCTATGTTGCTTCGAAAAGCCAGATGATTTTTGCCATCGCCACCTAGTGGCAAAATGGCTGAATGAAAAGTTGGGAGTGCAGGTCGAGGAATTTGGAATTTCCAAGAATCCTGTTTACTCGGAGCAAAGCTTGTTTTAGAAATTCCTCCTTTCAAAATACCCACAAGGGTTGACGGCTCGGAAAGACGAGCATTTTTGCGTGTATAGAATATTGTTATTATAAGCGGAGATAGCTCAGTTAGCAGAGCGCAGTGATACCATCACTGAGGTCGTTGGTGCGGCTCCAACTCTCCGCTCTTTTGCGGGTATAGCTCAGTCGGTCAGAGCGTCACATTCCCAATGTGAAGGTCGAAGGTTCGAGTCCCTCTAGCCGCTCTATTTTTGTAGAATTAAAATAAAAGAGCATGAAAAGTTGCAGAGACATACAAGATAGAACATTCGGTATTGAAATAGAAATGTGCAATCTTGAAAGGTCTAAGGTATCTCTACCCGAAGGCTATTCATGGAGCAAAGATGAGCAAATTTACAATACTGATGGTTCAACAAATAAGTCATTTGGTGGTGAGGTAAATACCCCACCATTACATATTTGCTGTCTAAAGGACCTACATGACCTCCGCTCTGTATATGAATCAATGGTTGTCGCAGGAGGAAAGATAAAGTGGAGTATTGATACCCATGTGCACATCTATGCAGGAGATTTGCCTGTAGATCAGATTAAGAAGGTGTTTTTGTTCTTCTATGTTTGCTATCCATATTTCAAGAAATATGCTCATATTTCTGATTGGGATGAGCTGGTATTTAATGCACAACCTGTTCCTACAGAGAAGTACTTCGAAGGCGTTAAAAATGCACAGACGTTTGATGAATTACAAAATCTCTTCACCAATCAGTCTAAGAAGGGCTTTATTCGTCATGCGGTAAATATATCAGCATACTTCAAGACAAAGACGATAGAGTTCAGAACGTTTCATGCTACTGATGATTTCTATCGAGCTATGAATTGTGTGTATTCTGCATACCGCATATTCTATTACGCTATAAGCCACGAATTGGAAGATTACCAATCAATTACATCATACCAGCAGTTCTGTGAGGTTACAGGGCTTAAATATGATGTTCCAAACGAGTTATGCCCACTACTATATCAAGGAAATCCATATAGTGCTATTGAAACGTTTATGACAGCTCCATTATCTTATAATTCCGAAATGGTTTCAGCATTACATGATGCTGTAATAACTAACGGACACAAGGAAATCTGCATAGTAAATGGCTTCATGTACTACTATGAGCTATTCTTCCTTGATAAGGTGGAAGTATCTATATACTGCCAAGATGCCTACTGCTATCTGCTCTATATGTTGGCAAATGGTAAAACATCACTAACATATAAGGATAAGCTTGCATGGTTGGAGGACTATAACAATCCTACACCATCAAGACAGCTTGCGCTAGCTCTTTATGCCGTGAAACTGCAAAAGTATTTCATGAGTGAATCGGCAAGAAATAGTGCTGTCTTCGAAGCATTGAAAATTAAGGCAAGAGAATCTATTGAGAAGACAGAGGAAGCAAATGAGCGATTGATGAGATTGCTTACTACATGTGATTTTCATGTTGGAACACTAGAAGAAGCCATCAAGAATAAGAAGGTTATCTTCTTCAATTTCGGTAGAATGGAGAAGAAGCAGAAAAGGGCATTCAAACTCATTTCAGAAAATAGCGACTTGAAATTAGATTTTTCTGTCGAAAGTAACGACTATTACAACCTAGTGGAAAGTATTCCGAGTGATAGTTGCTTCTACTATTTCAGCAACAGCCCTTATCTGAGAAACCTGCATAAGATAGCTATGTGGAATAATTCAAGTGGGGAAAGACGGTCTGCAGGAAGGTTTCTCTATTGCAATAAGCCAACTGCACAAAATAATGCAAGCACCTCATATTCCTCATACAGAATCGAATGCAACGAGATTGTACCTCCCGATGATTTGGAGATTACAGACGCAGGCAAATTGATTATTGAACGAGTAAACCCACCTTTACTTCATTGCTTGCAAAAGAAGTATATCAAGAAGGTGGACCAATGTAGTGTCTGTCAATTTGCTTTTGTGGTGAAATACGACAAATATACCCTAGGTGGGTTTGGTTTTACGCTACCTCAACACAAGGGGTATGATTTGTTCCAGTTAACGGACTTCTGCACGAATAACGCAATCCCTCGATTGAGTAAACTCATATTGTATTGCATTCAGTCTGTAGGCGTTCAAAGATATTTGAGCAGAAGAATGCGCAAGCTTTGCGAGAAGGTTATCTCCTGCGCTTATACCCATAAGCCTGTGAGCATGAAATATCGTGGTGTATACAAGAAAGTGAAGGAACACTGCACATCATCTTATCTTGCTTACGAAGGAATACTTGGCATATACCCTACGAATAAGGAAATCATTGATAAATATCAAAAATCGTTGAAGAATGGAAAATGAAGATAGATGGAAATACGCAAAAGTTGATATAAACCTCATAGATGAGGTAGAAATCAATGCAAATGAAATGTCGGGTGAAGACTTCGCCCAACTAACAGACAACATTGCTAAATCTGGTTTGAGTAGTGTGCCTACCTGTATCAAGATGGATAATGGTAGATACATCATGATCAGCGGTAATCATCGTTTGAGGGCATGCAAGAAACTGCACTATAAAAGGCTAGGCATCTTGTATGTAGGAGAGAGCGAGATTACAAATGATGAAGCTATTGCTATTGAATTATCTCACAACTCCATTCATGGTGAAGCTAATGTTAGCATCTTAAAGAAGCTGTTTGCATCAATTAAATCTATCGACTTTAAGAAGTTTGCCCATGTGAACATCGACGAGATTAAGCCAATAAGCACGGAGGGTATAGATGTATATGCCATGCAGGAGAATTTCGTATTCACAATCATCCTTTACCCTAGCTCATTTGCTAGTCTGGAAACATTGTATGGGGACATTCGTGAACAAGCTCGCAAAAGTGATGCTCTCGTTTTAGCTTCTGATGAAGATAACGAGAAAACCCTGCTTAAAATCCAAAAAGAGATAGGTAAGGAGTTTGGCATAAAATCCCCAAGTATCTCATTTGCCAAATTGTTAGAGTTAGCGAGTGAACGTTTAATCGAAATAAAGGAAGGAGAAAAAGAAAATGATTTGGATAATAATGACAGCGAGCGATAAGGACTCGTATGTGACACAACGCAATCAAAATTTCATCAAAGAAGCATTAGGAGCAAACAATGTTACATTTGTTAGTGTGCAAGATGAGGATTCACTTAATGACTTAAAGATAAGTGATAGGGACATCGTTATTACACAGACGAGAAATAGAATTATCCTAGATAAGATAGGCAAACTTGAAGCAAAGAATACGTCAGAAAGTGATAGAACGATCGTCTTGACAAAAAACAAAGAAGTTCTCAAAGAAGAACTTTACAGGCACGGCATCTCGTTTCCGAAATCATATAGTAAGTATGATTTAAGGGAAGAAAATATGTATTTCGTGAAGCCATTAATGGGTGAAGACTCTAATATGGTTGACAACCTTTCGGTCTGCAAGAGTACCCTAGAGGTAAGAAAGAAAGTTGAAGAGATAGAACGTTTGGGTGATATTGCTATCATCGAAGACTTTATTGCAGGAAAAGAATGCACTGCAGCTTGCGTTGTCAATCAGAAAACAGGAGACATAGACGTTTATCCTATTTTTGTGGAATTGACAACACCATACAATATACTCACTCACGAAGCTAAGATGCAGGAGGAAGAGGTATGTAGTGCTTGTAATCTTGAAGTGATAAAAGAAACTTCACAAAAAGTGTGCAAGGTGTTAGGTATTCAACATTATCTCAGAATAGATTTTAGAATATCTTCAACTGGTGTTCCGTTTGTAATAGATTGCAACCTATTTCCAGGTTTAGGTCCTACAGACCATTTTGCAAAATGTCTGTTGCTAACAGAAAATATGTCTTACATAGATGCTTTGAAAGCAGTCATAGCATCTGCAAGTTAGAAAGGTCGATTATGGCAAAGGTAAGAAGAACAGAATTAAAAAAGATTGCCGCTGCTTATGAAAAGAAGGGCGGCAATATGGCTGCTACGGCAGTAGCTTTGGGCATTACACGCCAAGCCTTATACAACTGGCGAAAAGAGGATGAGAAGTTAGCCAAGATGTTGGATGATATAGATGAAGGCATTCTTGACTTTACTGAAAGCAAGTTGGTTGAAAAGGTGAACGAAGGTAATCTAACTGCAATCATCTTCCTTCTGAAAACTAAGGGCAAGAAGCGTGGCTATGTCGAGCAAGTAGATAACAGATTAGTAGAAAACCCATTCGAGAAGTTAATGAAGGAGCTTCCCGATGATGAAGAAGGATAATTATGTATAACGGAGAATTGTATATACCAGACTGTTTGTTTCCAACGGACAATCCGTTGGAGATACCATGTTTGTTGTCTGATGTGCAACCTCAGTACATAGAAATCCCATTCTATTGCTTTGGTGAGCAGGCAAGAACAACGAACATGAATGGCAGGGGAACGCTTCACTTCTATACTGATGATTATAGATTCCGGTCAATCTATGAGAAGCCAGAGAAGATTTTGAAGTACAACCCTGGCAGCATTATTGAGCCAAACTTCAGCTTATCAAATGATACTCCAATAGCTTTTGGTATGCAGGCTATCTACAAGAAACGCTTTCTTGCGAGAGCTATGCAGGAAAAAGGGATAGGTGTATTCGTTGACTTAAGTTCTATAAGCTGAATTTGATGGGCATCCCTAAAGGTTACTCATCATTCGCCACAAGAGGTTGCACAGACCGACTAAATGAACTGCAATTTGAATACGAGATTGCCAAGTTCGTAGCAAATGGCAACAGATTCAGATTCATCGTTTATGGAGGTGGTAACGTGATTGAGCAGTGGTGTAAGGAAAATAATGCCGTCTATGTAACACCAATCATCATCATCAAGAATAAGTTGAAAGCTTTTGAAAAGATGAAAGATACTATTGGTATGCTTGATGTTGATGCAAAAGCAAAATACCAAGAGCTTAAAAAGACCTTGTATGATACTCAAGTAAAGAACTTCTCTATAGAAGATATGCTTGATAACATGCAGGATTTTCCGAATCTCTTAAAATAGATTATTATAGTTTATCATTAAAATGTTTGATTATGGGAAAAAGAAGTAGTGGAACTAAGTCAGTCGCCAGCAAATTTGGCGCAGTCGAGAACCATGAGCATGAGTTCTATAGGGGGTAATAAGCAAGAAAACTTCAGTGGCACCAAATCTTATGGCTTCAAACTCGGTGGAAGAGATGTTGAAGCAAACTTTAAAAACGGAGCTATTGAAAAAATAGATCAGTACTTTTATCTCTCAACAAAGGATAGGTCTAGATTGCGTAACGCTGTGTCACACGTTCTTGGGAATACTTTGAATAAAACCAAGGGAAATGAGGTTGATGAGTATGGGATTGGCGGTTTCGATGGAACAGGACTTCGTATAATATCCTATAGAAATAATTTTACAAAAAATATGATGATGGTAGATAAGTATGGAGTCGTCGAATATGGCAAGGGAACAGTCGACCCGTATTTGTTTAGAGGCGAAGACATCAACCCTAAAGTGTTTAGTAAAGTATTAGACAGGGCGTTAAGAGCGCTTAAAAATCCATATAATGGAGATATAAAGCATAGAGATAAATGGAATATATAAAATAATTGTTTATTGGTAAACGAAGTAATGGCACAAGAGGAACAAACAGTTCTTCAGCAAGCAAGAGCCGTAAGGCAAGTGGTGGGGTGAGCGAGCTTGATAGAAGATTTCCTAATTGGAACATAAATCAATTCATTTCAAAGACACCCTATGGAGTCGAAGAAGCCGTTATTGATTCTTTTCATAGGGTCTATGGAAAGAAATACAGCCTCAGTCAAGAAGTTGGTGATATTGATAAAACATTTAAAGAACTTGGGGAAGATGTATATGTTGACATAAATTCAAGCATTAACACGCCACAAGATTTCTTGAATAAACAAGATGTTGCAAAATACATGTCATCAAGAAATTATGACGGTATCAAGGCTTTAAGATACACTGATGGTAATAGTGAAAGAATAATGATTGTTGATGGAAATCATCGTTTCGTAGCCGCAAAGCTCAATCATGAGAGAAAGGTTAAAATGAGAATAATCGAATAAAGTGTTTGTTTATAGGGAGATTTATATTATTGATGGTCATCAAGCCATACTTAAAGGAAACAAGAAAATACGAATATTATTGAATTAGCAATATGTCTGAACAGAAAGCAATAAAAAAAATGATTGCATGGCGCAATGATTGGTGTCTCTTCGCCAAGGAAGTCTTGAAGGCTCGCCTTGACGAAGAGCAAAAGGCTATATTGCGTTCTGTTCAGAAGAACAAAATGACAACGGTAGCCAGTGGAACTGCAAGGGGTAAGGACTTCATCGCTGCCGTAGCCGCTTTATGCTTTCTATACCTCACTCCTCGCTTCGGCAAGGATGGTAGTTTGGAAAAGAACACCAAGATTGCCCTTACAGCACCAACAGGAAGACAGGTAACAAACATCATGATACCAGAAGTGGCACGTCTATACAAAAAGGCAGGTTTCCTGCCTGGTCGTTTGCTGTCGGATGGCATCAGAACTGATTATGAGGAATGGTATCTGACAGGTTTCAAGTCTTCTGCCGACAACACAGAGGCTTGGTCGGGATTCCATGCTGTAAACACCATGTTCATCGTAACAGAAGCATCCGGTATCTCGGACACCATCTACAATGCAATCGAGGGTAACCTGCAAGGTAACTCTCGATTGCTATTGGTATTCAACCCAAACGTTACTACAGGGTATGCAGCCAACTCCATGAAGTCTCCCCGATTCAAGAAGTTTAGATTATCATCCCTCAACGCAGAGAACGTAGTAAGCAAGAAAAACATTATCCCTGGCCAAGTTGACCATGAATGGGTAGCCGATAAGGTCTCAGCATGGGCACAGAAGATCAGAAAGTCTGAGTTTGATGAAGGTCGTGGTGATTTTGTGTGGGAAGGTGGATATTACACTCCAAATGACCTTTTTCGTGTTAAGGTTCTCGGTATGTTTCCCAAGGTGTCCGAAGATACCCTCATTCCATACGAATGGTGCGAGATTGCCCATAGAAGATGGAAGGAACTTAAAGATAGTGGCTTTATCACCCATAAGCCAATACGCTTAGGTGTCGATGTCGCAGGTATGGGGCGCGATAGGTCTTGCTATGTTCCACGACAAGGAAACTATGTTTCAGAAATCAAGTGTCATAATTCGGGTGGTCATGCGGACCACATGGCAGTCGCAGGTCAAGTCGCGCACTACCTAAGTTTGAGTTCCAAGAATAAAGCCTTCATTGATACCATAGGAGAAGGTGCTGGAGTTTATTCAAGACTCATAGAACAAAAGTATTTAACTGCATTCTCTTGCAAGTTCTCGGAAGGCGTGAGAAACAAGCATGATGTGACAGGCTGCTACTCTTTCGCTAACATGAGGGCTTATTTGTTTTGGTGTATACGTGACTGGCTCAACCCAAAGAATGGATTCTTTGCAGCACTCCCACCTGACGATGAGTTGGATCAAGAATTGTGCGAAGTGCATTGGCTGTTTCAGTCAGATGGTTCAATCATCATGGAACCAAAAGACGAAATCAAGAAGCGTCTTAAACGTTCTCCCGACAAGATGGATGCCCTTGCCAACACCTTCTATCCATACGACTTCGATAGAGACAATGATTTGCAATTGTTAAATAGTATAGTATAAATTTGCAAGATACAGAAAAGTTTTGTAACTTTGCAGCCGAAACGTTACCTTTAACGTTTCATTGCTCTTAGTGCACTCCGACCGTGAGGTTAGAGTGCATTTTTTATTTAATATAAAGTAATTCAGAAAAAGACTATACACTTCAATATAAGCCTTTCTAAGCGGTTCATTTTTTATCTCCATATAACTTATACCATTTTTAAGAAATAGACTTACATACACAAAATTAATAGTTTGGCATAAGTATCTAAGTATCAATAAGTTAAACTAAGTTAGCAAAAAGTACTTTATGCTCAAAACATTTGGTCAAATGCTAAAAAATGACTACCTTTGCACCATCAAAATAAAAATAACAATTTAAAAGATAAGAGCAATGAAAAAGGTTAAAGTTTACACAATAGAAGCGTTAGAGAAGCGAATTACAAAGGCTTTGAAAAAGGTCAAGTTCGGCTACCAAGAAGGATGCTTGATTGAAGCCACAGATGCAGAGTTTAGTATCTACAACTTCAACACTGCACTTTGTAATTTACAGCAGAAAGGAGTCGTAGCATACAACGAGAATACAGAAAGCTATGAATTGGTTTAAAGTATAGGAGATAAGAGCAATGAACGTTTACACAGAATCAGATAGATATACGGTTTTACTTCACGCATTCGACACTTTTGAAGGTGCTTGCGAGTATATTACACAGATTATAAATGTAGGGGAGTGTAAGGTTCTCCCCCTCATAAAAGCATGGAAAGGTGGCGTGGTTACAGCTAAATGGGTGACTAAGAAAACCGAAAAAGGAATAAAATTTGAATTGTTGGATAGCAATGTTTAATAGGAGGAAATGAATATGACAGTATATGAATTATCGGACCTTCAGAAAGAAGAACTCAAAATCGAAATGTTGAAAGATAAGTTTGGGTACAAACTTTCATTCAGAGAGTTAGCATATGCTAATGATTGTATCAGCGACCGAGAGTTGTTCGAAAAATATAAGGATCAGACCTTTACAGATAAAGACTTCATCGTATCACGCTAAATGAAATCGTATGGAAAACAACTGCACAACAATAGAAGAGCTTAAATCCGTAACCACGCAGATTAGTGGTGATGAATGGAAAGATTTCTTCTCACTCATCAAAAAAGGCTCATATAGCCTATATGGTTTTCATCAGTTTCTTAACGAGAGACCAGACCTATGCTTATTAATTCAAGGCATAGGAGATTACCAAACAGCCATCAAGGAAACGTTAGACGAAATCGGATTGAATGATGGTGATATAAATGGACCAGGAGGAAATCATCTGAAACTGATTGTGGTGGATCAGATAGGATTCATAGTGTATGAAACGAAAGTTATGAACTTTTAAAAAAAAAGATAGAGCAATGGAAGAGAACGTTATCATAGCAATGGATGCCGAAAAGTCTAAAAAGATAAAAGGCATTCCTTCAAGTTGGGACTGGGAGGATATTCATTTCTACCTCATTACTGAATTGGGTTTCAGTTTTGATGTTGTGTTCAATTATTCAAAAGACATAGAGGAGGTATCTTATGAAGGATAATGCAAGAACTATCAAGTACGATTCTATCACATCATACGCAAAGGAATATGGGGTAGAATATCTGAGTAACGAGAACCTTATTGCTTCAATTATCGGTATAGACCCTATGCTACAGGGTAATGAACCAATAAGAAAAATCTTTGATGGTAGTCATTCACTGAGAAAGGCAAGCAAGAGAACACTTCAGGAGCTTACATCTATCAAAGGAATAGGTGAAAAGAAGGCTACCGCTATACTCGCTGCATTCGAACTTGGCAGAAGATTTATGAAGGAGAAGTCGCAAGAACTTACAGATTTGGGTAGTTCCCTCGACATCTACAACTATATTTTACCATACGTCAAGGATTTAGAAATAGAAGAATCTTATCTGTTCTGTATGGATAACAACTTCAAGTTAATCAAAATGGTTCGATTGTCACAAGGTGGAATATCAGAAACCACTATAGATGTAAGAATTGTGTGTAAAGAAGCTATCTCCTGCAATGCCGTAATAATAGCATTGGTTCACAATCATCCAAGCCCTAACTGCTTTCCATCAAAATCTGACGATGAGATAACATATAAGATACAGAAGGCTTGTGAAATAATGAGATTGTATTTTATGGACCACGTTATCATCAGTAGCAAGTCCGACCAGTATTACTCTTACCACGACAAAGGGAGACTATAGGCTACAAGCCGATAAAATACCTCAAACCCATAATTACATACCAAAAGAATCTAACTTAAACACAGAATATATTTTGCACGTTTAAGTGCATTTTTATTGCATCTTATCTTCCAAGGGAGGGCTGTGAAGTTCTCCCTTGTTTATTGAAATGAAAATAATTTCTCACTTTTTTGCAAAAACTATTTGTTGATTAAATAATATTTCGTATATTTGCACCCATAAAAGCGTGTGAAGATGCACGTGACAGAACTTTTCGTAACATTGCTCTTACACCGAGTTCTACGTTTGGTCTGCCTGCATTTCGCTCGCAGACCATTTTTTGTTAAATATAACTCAACAAGCAATGAACAAGTATTACAGAAAAGTTCTTGAAGCACTGAAAACCAATCGAGACATTAAGGCATTGGGGTTCAGTCGTAAGGAGTTAAAGGGTGTTGCCGCCAATGTTGCCAACAAACTTCAACTCAAAGATGATGCTACTGACGAAGAAGTTAGTGAAGGTATTAGTGACGCAATTGATGATGTCTTGCCGTTACTCCAGTTAACTCAGTCCGCAGCAGACCGCCAAGTCTCAGAGTACAAAAACGCTCATCCTGCACCAGATGACGATCCAGATCCAGATGACGATCCAGATCCAGATGACGATCCAGCACGTAGAAGTCCGTCACGGAAGGGCAAGAAGGGCAAGAAGGATAGCGATGATGATGACTCCGCTACCCTCACCGCAATCAAGGAACTTACAAAGGCTGTTGCTACACTCCAAGGCGATGTAACTGCATTGAAGTCTGGCAATACCACAAGCAGCCGTACCGCAAAGGTAAGGGAACTGCTGAAGGACACAGGTAAGTTCGGAGAGCGTCGGCTTAAATCTTTCTCTCACATGAAGTTTGAGAATGAAGAGGAGTTTGAGGACTACCTCGATGAGTTGAAGGAAGATATTGAGGAAGAGAACAAGGAAAGACTTGAAAAGGGTCTTGAAAAGCTTGGACGAATCCCTGCTCCCGATACCAAACCTCAGCCAAAGGAGGAAGATAAGTTAATGTCTGATGATGAAGTCAAGGAGCTGGCTCAGATGTAATCATCTATTGTTTCACTTATAAATTATTAGATTATGGTAGCAGAAGACTACAAGCCAAAAACCAAAGGCTACGACATGGGTAAGGACGCTGTGGTTATCCGTCAGTATCTCGGTGGTATCACAGGCGGTAGAGCACTCGACTACGCCAACTTCAAGGATGAGGTTATTCAGGCAGGTCACATCATTGTCCGCAAGAAGGTTAATGATGTTTATGAGTATTCTCCACTTGAAACAGAAGATGGCAAGTACAAAGACAAGGCTAGCGAAGCAGAATTTGCTGGTGTTGTCGTTCGCTCACGCATGAAGGGTGAAGCGGTTGCCATTATGGATAATGGTCGCGTGAATGATGTGGCAATGCCTTATCAGTTCAAGGACGAAGCTCAGAGAACCGCCATCAAGACCGCTCTCCCAAGTCTTATTTTCGAGCACGATTAAGTTGTGCTCTAGTTTTTAATTTAAAAGATTGTTTATATGAAAGAATCACTTTTTATTCAGTTTATTCGTGCTATTTTCCCTAAACTTAGCTTGTATGTTAAGGAGAAGGAGAATCCGAAGGAGCGTACCTATCTTTACAAGGAGATGCTTACCGATGTGTATTCTCCAGATCAGAAGTGGGAAGGTTCATCAGCTAAGACCACATATGTAGCTGCCGACATCGTTGAGATGGATTCAGACATTCCTTTGAAGAAGCGTGGTCAAATCGCAACCTCTAATGGTAAGTTGCCAAAGATTGCGATGAAGAAGATTCTTTTTGAGTCTGATATCAACAACATCAACATCATGAAGGCTCAGTATGAGAACATTGTAGCGAGAGCCAATTCATTCCAGGCGCAAGGCTTGGTTGAGCAGGCTACATCAACACGACAGGCTGCTAAAACTGCAAAGGCTCGTATCATCAATAAGCTCATGAATGATGGTGTCGCTTGTTCTGTCGGTCTCGAAGAGCGTAACGAAATGAACTTCTTGGCAGGTCTCTCTAATGGTATTATTGCCGTTGAAGATGCAGACAATTCGGGTAAGGCTATCCGTGTTGACTATGGATATTTTAAGGCAAACTGCTTCAAAACAGCAACCAATGGTGTTACTACCCGTGATGATTTCGAGAAAATATTCGATAAGGCAAATGCCGATAACAATACCATCATACAGGTTATGCTCGCTAAGACGCAGATTAAGAAAATCCGCAAGGAGCAATGGGCAAAAGAGCTTGTTGCCGACTACGAGGGTAAGACTTATACCGAAAATACCAAGCTCAAGACACCATCGGAGTCAGCTTTCTCGGAAGCATTCGAGGATGAGTTCGGTGCAGCCATCAAGGTTATCAACCGAACCGTGATTATCGAGAAGAACGGAAAGCCAAAATCAGTTAAGCCATGGAATGAGAATAACATTATCTTCATCTGTAACACCAACGTAGGCTCTTTCGTTTGGGGTACCCTTGCAGAAGACACCAACCGAGTAGCAGGTGTTCAGTACTCTAACGTTGACAGCTACAAGCTTATCTCTAAGTACTCCAAGAATGAGCCATCTTTGCAGGAGGTTACCGCAGGACAGGCTATCTGCTTACCAGTAATCGAGGACGTAGATCAGATTTATATGCTCACTACCAAGTCTGAGGAGGTTGATACGAATGCCGAGTCTACCGATGATACCGACCAGTATACAACTTACAAGGGTAAGAAGTATAAGAAGGCTGACCTCATCGCTGCTTTGAAGGCTGCTGGTGTCAATGTGAAGACTAACTCAACCGATGAGACTCTGATTAAGGCTCTCAACTCACTCAGCGATGAGGAGGAAGCCGAAGTTCTCTCTAAACTCACTCCAGAGGTTTAATTTGAATTGATATGAAGACAATAAAGCAAGCATTGATTGATGAAATCCACTACCCTATCCCTTTAGGATTCGTGGAGAATAAGATGATAGAACGTCAGCTTAATGGTGATGATGAATATACATTTGAGGTCGCTCAGTCCAAGGAATGGAAAGGTGCGCTTGCTGATTGTCTGTACTCTCTCATACAAGCTGTAAGCTTATCCGAGTCAGACAAGAGCATTGGAACACTATCTGACAAGGATAAGGAAAGGCTGCTAGTACGAATAAATGCTTTATACAAAACCATCGGTGAATCCCCTGCACTTGGGCAACCGATGGTTTATATAGGAGGTTAAGATATGGCTGTATTGGATTTCGCTGCTCATACCCTAGATTACCTACACGTAACTGATGGGTATGAAGACGATAACGGAGACTATGTTCAAGGCTCAGAAGAATGGGTGGAGAACTATTGTAAGTGTGATATTGTTCCTGCTGGCAAGGCAAACGTTATCACTATCCCCGATGGTTCTGCCAAGAACTATTCCTACACCATCTACAACCTTCCTAGAGCATGCCGAGATTTCAAGTACGGAGACAAAATCCGTGTAAAGCTCTTCGGAAACGAAGTGAAGGAATTTGTTGTACTCGGCTTCCATCGTTATCAACTGCAATGTAAAATATGGGTATAAAACTCTCAACCCCTCAGTCTGCGCTCGATAACTTTTTTCAGTCCGCTATGGCGATAATAAAGCAAGAAATCCTCACTGCTTATGCCAAGCTAGGAGAAGAATGTAATGCAAGGATAAGAGACCGCTCGGCAGAGGAAAGTTGGATAGACCATACAGGAAACCTACGAAGCTCCATCGGTTATGCCATCTTTGACTACGGAAGGAAACAAGTAGAATCAGCCTTCGCTTCCATAGGCAATGGTTCTAATGGTTCACAAGAAGGAAGACAAATGATAGCTGACCTAGCCAAGGAATACTCACAGGTTTACGCATTGGTAGTAGTCGCGGCTATGAACTATGCAGACTTTGTAGAAGCTAAAGAAAATAAAGATGTGCTTGCATCCACTGAGTTATGGGCTCGTTCCGTCGTTGATGGTAAACTAAAGCTCGCTGTGGATAAAGCTGTAAGTAGAATCAATCAGATTAAGTTATGAAATCGGATATTGATATTAAGGATGATGTGTACAACATTATCTCTTCTTCTAAATTAAAGACTGCTGTAACAGGTAGTCTTTGCAAGCGAGGAAGACCATATTATGGCACTGGTAGGACTGGTAAGGAAGATATTTGTATCTCCATTCTAGCAAACAGAACTTCGCAGATACAAGAAGCTTTCGTGAATGTAAACATCTACGTTCAAGATCAAGCTATCACAAAGAAAGGCAATATCCAAAAGGAAGAGAACACGGCAAGGCTCCGTGAGTTATGTCAACTCTCTTTCTCTACCTTCGAAGCAGTTCATGGATCGGATTTCCGCTTGTCTATGAGTGAACAGAGGGTAATAGCTTGCGGGGGCACAAGTGAGCACATCATTAATAACAAATTATTGTATCAAATATACTTCTCATACAACAAACACCATAAAAAGCCCATAAACCGCTCTATATTAGGTCTTCTGCATTTATGGTTCAGATAGACGAATGAGCCGTTTTGTGATATTTTATATATCTTTGTTGTTGGTATTTTGTTACTCGAAACATTTAAATTTACAATTATGAATAAGAAGAAAATCAAGGAGCCAATAAAGCTCAGAGAAAAAGAACTGAGAAATGGTAACATTTCATTGTACTTAGACAGCTACGACAACGGCAAACGCAAGTACGAGTTTCTACATTTGTACCTCATCCCAGAAGAGACGAAAGAGGATAAGAAGAAGAACGAAAATACCCTCCGTCTCGCAAACGCAGTCAAGGCAAAACGAATCATCGAACTTCAAAATAACAAGTTCGGTTTCTCTAATGCTGGGCTAAACAAAGAAGCCGATTTTTTTGTTTATTACGACAAGTGCTCACCAAAAAATGGGAGGACCACCTTAAATGTAAGAAAGAAGCTAACAGAATTTGTCGGTAAAGAAAAACTCCCTTTCAAATTCATTGATGAGGACTTCGTATTGAGATTTCTCAAATTTCTGAGAGAGAAGAAGTCTGTAGGAAACAAGCGCATTGTTCCGAAGTTACTCAGCAAGAATACGGTACTGCTGTATTTCGTTCATTTCTCTTCAATTCTCAACAAAGCTGTTAGAGATAACATTTTGGACCACAATCCTGCCGAGAAGGTTGATCCGAAAGTCAAGCCAAGAGGAGAAAAAAGCCATCGCGAATTTCTAACCGAGGAGGAACTTGTTAAGCTCGCGGCTACCAAGACCATTTATAAATACACCTCCACCATTTTTTTGTTTTCGTGCCTTACGGGGCTTCGTTACTCTGATGTAACTTCACTTAAATGGGGAAATCTCGTTCCCACGAAAGACGGAGGGTACAGAATGGAGATAACGCAAGAGAAAACAGACACTCACTTGGAGTTCGACCTACCCAAATCAGCAATTTCGCTATTACCAAAGCGTGGCTGCAATTCCAAGCAATCCACTTTGGTTTTTGGTAAAAAATACACTCCAGGTAATGTTGGACTACAGCTCAGAAAATGGATAGCAGATGCCGGTATCGACAAGCATATAACTTTCCATTGCTCACGACATACTTTCGCTACCCTCATGCTCGCCAAGGGGGCAGACCTTTACACCGTTAGCAAGTTGCTGGGGCACAACAATATAAGCACAACTCAGATTTACGCAAAGGTGGTTGATGAAGCTAAAATGAAGGCTTTAGACCTACTTCCGAGCCTCAACACTGAAAAATAGCAGAAAAACGAAAATAATTTCTCACTTTTTCAGTTAAAAGTATTTATTCATCAAATATATTTTGTATCTTTGCACCATCAATAAATAATAAATAGTAACAAAAAGAATCAATAGTTATGAATCAGAAAGAATTTATAGAAATTGAGCAGAGTGCAAAGGAACTTGATGGTCCTGCTGCAAACATCATCCTAACCATCGCAAACGAGGTTAAGGAGCTTGCTAGCAAAGTAGGTAAAGCATTTTACAACGTCAAGGAAGCAGCAGAATATACTGGTCTTTCTAGACAACTCATTTACAAGGCGGTTAGAAATAAAGAGATTGCCTATTCTCAGCCAAGTGGCAAAGGCGGTTCCTCCAAATTATTCTTCAAACGTTCGGATTTGGATGCGTATCTTTCACGCAACTACTCTCCTGCCAATGCTGATGTCGAAGCAGAAGTAGCTAATTGGATTTAACAATCAATTCGTATGAAGATGTACGATACCCATTGTCGAACGAAATAAAGAATACTGAATATGGCAAAAAGCGATAAGAAGGGAAGCATCATACTCCATCACAGCCAATACCAAGCAGTAGAAGCTATTGGATTGGACTATGAAGAGAAGGGGAAATTATTTTCTGCCATCTTTGAATATAGCATGAATGGCTCAGTAAAAACAGAACTTTCTGCAAGAGCATCAGCCGCATTTCAATTCATCAAGATCCGTATTGATGAGGATGTTGCTCATTACCAAGAAGTCTGTGAGCGTAGAAGAAAGAGTGGTGCAATGGGTGGTGCGCCAAAGGGCAATACCAATGCTAAGAAAGTCGATAACGATGAAGCCACCTCAGTAAATTCAGAGGAAGGTAGCAAGAAGATAGATTGTGCTTCGGAGGTTGCAACCAAAAACAACCAAAACAAGCAAATGGTTAAAAAAACAACCAAAACAACCAAAAACAACCAAAACAATCTATCTGATACTGATACTGATACTGATACTGATGTTACTAACGTAACAGATGATAAAGAAGAGATAAACTCTTCTATGTCATTTGGCGATGCAAATGACGCTCAGCATTCATCCGATGTAGAAGATGTCAAAGTTGGTATGGTGAAGAAAGATTGCGATATAGACTTTAAGAAACTCGCTGAGTACTTCAACTCCAAACTTCCGAGCGGTGGAATACCACAAATTCGTTCCATCACTCAGAAGAGAAAAGCAGCCATCCTCGCAAGAGAGAAAGAATATGGCAAGGAAGCGATTATCCAAGTGATAGACAATGCAGCCACCTCCCAATTCCTAAATGGCGACAACAAGCAAGGTTGGACAGCAAGTTTCGATTGGTTATTCTGCAAAACCAATTTTCCGAAAGTATTGGAAGGTAACTATCGTAACACTCCTGCTAGACAAAGCGGAACAGCCCTGCACAACTCAGAAAATAAGGACTATTCCGAAGGAGGGTGGTAATTTTGACTTCTAAGAAGTTATTTTACCCCAACCCTTACAAATATCCATTGTTGCTACAAAAACGGCATACAGAGGAGAAAATGAGGGTCTATGAGTATTCATAAACACAAAATATCAAATCATCATGTCATTAAACTACAATATAGAAACATTCGAGGACTCTTTGAAGTTCAAGATTAGAGGTCAAGAGATTCAACTGAGCTTTATTGCTGCAGGTTCATTATGCAATGCTCTTGCAGAAGCTCTACTTAAAAGAAAGCAACCTTTGTTGGAGAAAGTTAGCTACTATTACTGGCTTAACAAACTCACGAAGGCAAGTACTATCAACATTTCCCAAGAGGAAGCTGATGCGCTGAGAGAATATCTATCCAAGGTGTGCCCTAAGCGTAAGACCAAGGGCGGTAGAACACGCAAAACTTCCCCAAAGAACACCTCCTCGGCACCCAAGCCCAACAAATACAAGCGGGTTCGCATTACTGAGGAAGATCGAAAGAAAAAGCTCGCAGCCCAAATCAAGGAAATGCGTGCAAGGTTCAACATCAAGTAATATTCATATGGAACTAAGAGAATATCAAAATACCATAGCAACCCAAGCGGTCGAGAAACTGCACAGATTTGGTTGCTGTTATCTGTCAATGGAATGTAGAACAGGAAAAACTATCACAGCACTCTCCGCAGCAGACAGATTCGGGGCAAAGAGCGTCCTGTTCGTCACCAAGCTAAAGGCGAAAGCATCGATTGAGAGCGACTACAACTTGCTCCATCCGTCCTACTCTATTCTAGTAGTGAATTATGAGAGTGCGCACAAGGCAAAGGGAAACTTTGACCTCATCATCCTTGATGAAGCTCACTCGTTGGGAGCATACCCTAAGCCATCCAAACGTACAGAGATATTGAAGGAATTATGCAAGGGAAAGACGATACTCTATCTATCAGGAACACCATCGCCCGAAAGCTACTCCCAGTTGTATCATCAGTTCTACGTATGCGAAAACTCCCCATTCAAGGAATACAAAACATTCTACAAATGGGCAAAAGCAGGATTCGTCCAAGTCAAGCAGAAGAAAGTAAACGGCTACCTCATCAACGATTATTCGGAAGCCAACAAGCCGATGATAGATCAGTTCGTGAAACATCTGTTTATCTCATACTCCCAAGAGCAAGCAGGATTCTCAACCAACATCATTGAGCATATAGAGAGCGTGAAGATGAAAGCACAGACAAAAAATCTGTTTGATGCCCTCCAAAAAAACAAGGTAGTGCAGAAGAACGGAGTAACCATCCTTGCAGACACACCTGCCAAGATGCTACTTAAACTCCATCAGATTTCTTCCGGAACGGTTATTGACACGGAAGGAACACATAGAATCTTCGACTACTCCAAAGCTGAGTATGTAAAGAATCACTTTCAAGGCAAGAAAATTGCATTGTTCTATGTATATCAGTCTGAGGAGGAACTATTAAAGAAAGCATTCCCAAATTGGACAGAATCGCCAGAGGAGTTTCAGAAGTCAGAAGGCAAGGTGTTCATCTCCCAAGTCCGTAGAGCAAGAGAGGGTGTTCGCCTGGATAGTGCCGATGCTCTCATCTATTACAACATGGAATACTCATTTCTTTCATACGAGCAAGGCAGAAACAGATTAGTGTCAAAAGAACGCACGTCCCCTGCAGATGTTTACTTTCTTTGCTCTGATTGCGGTATAGAGCAAGACATCATGAGCGCAGTAAGAAATAAGCAGGACTTCACTTTGTCGTACTATAAGAGAAATAAATCATGTCAAACAGCATTTCCACCAAGCCGAGATTGGAATCCGTCATTCAGTCTTCGCTAATCAAGAAGTATGAGAGCCAAGGCTACCTCGTTGTAAAGCTCGTCCTCACCAACAAGTCGGGAATCCCAGACCTCCTGCTTTTGAAGGACGGAAAGGCTTCATTTGTCGAAGTCAAGAGAGAGGGACAGAAGCCACGTCCCCTACAGCAATTCAGAATCAAAGAGCTGCGTGAAAAAGGCTTTGAAGTCGAGGTCGTAGATGGGCTATAGTTTACGAAATAGACGGATAAAAAACGCGCGCGTGCGATTTTCTAGTGTTATTAAACGTTTAAAATATGGAAGAAAATAAAGAAATTCAGAAGATGTTCATGGATGCAATAGTAGAAGCACCCATCGAGTTTACTTTGGGTAAGAAGCGTTTCTGCATCTACCCAAAAACCTTTGCGGCCACCGTAATAGTGGGCAACCTAAGAGACCTCTTGGAAATAGACCAAGAGAACGTAAGAATAAATCCAATCCTTGAATGTTTGCGTTTGTGCGAGGATAAGAGAGAAGTCGTTCTTAGAATCCTTTCCGTTTGTACATTGAAGGGAAAGGAAATCCAAAATTCAACCCTCATAGAGGAACGTATGAAGTTCTATGATACGAATATGGAGAAGAGCGACATGGCTAACCTCCTCCTTCACTGCTTGCAGGATGATAGCGAAAAACTGCAAGCTTTCAAGCAAGCATTAGGCATTGACGAGGAGTTGAAGAAGAAAGGATTGGTCCTCGCAGCCAAGAAAGATAGTGGTAGCTCTATCAGTTTTGGAGGAAAGACCATTATCGGTAGTTTGTTCGGTTGGTTCTCAGAGAAGTTTGGTTGGTCTGTAGAATACATCACTTATGGCATCAGCTATGTTAATCTGATGATGATGTACTACGATCACTTTGATAGTGTTTATCTGACAGAGGACGAAAAGAAACGTGTCCCTGCCGCATGTTTTTTAGACCATAAGAACGTTTTCGATGGCAACAACAAAGAGGACCTCATGGAGCTGATCAGACAGAGCGAAGAGAATCCAATTTAGCGTTAAGGTTTTTAGAATAGACCAAATTGGTGTAAAGGCTAATGTTACGAACGTTCTGTCAAAAATCATCTTCAACCATCATAAATTTGTAACGTTATGCCAGCATTAAAATTTGAAATTACAGGAAATTGTGAGCAGTTAATCAAAAGTCTCGGTCAGGCGCAAGGAGCGTTCGCAAAGACCGCCAAGGTTGCCGAAGAGCAAGGGCAAGCCATAGACGGATTGCTCGATAAGTTAAAGAATACAGCAGCAATGATTGGTGTCGGATTCGGTATTAAAGAGTTCGGCACCAAAGTCATGCAAGTGAGAGGTCAATTTCAGCAGTTGGAAATGGCATTCAAGACCATGCTCCAAAGTGGGACAAAAGCGAATGACCTTATGAATCAATTAGTACGTACAGCAGCGACAACACCATTCGATTTGCAAGGTGTCGCTAATGGAGCAAAGCAGTTGTTGGCTTATGGTACGGCAGCAGAAGATGTAAACACAACTCTCGTACGCCTTGGAGATATAGCCGCAGGTCTTTCCATCCCATTGAACGACCTCGTTTGGCTGTATGGCACAACCATGACCCAAGGTAGAATGTTTACCCAAGACCTAAGACAATTCCAAGGAAGAGGTATTCCTATCGCTGAGGAGATAGCCAAAATTAAGGGTGTGGCTGTAGATGCCGTTGGAGAACTCGTAACGGCAGGCAAAGTTACATCAGATGTAGTAAAGCAAGCCATTGAGAATATGACTGCAGAGGGCAGCAAGTTCGGAGGTTTGATGGAAGCTCAGAGTAAAACCATTACTGGTCAAATCTCCAATATCGAAGATAGTATTGACATGATGTTCAATAGTATTGGCCAGAAGTCAGAGGGAGTAATCAACGAAGCACTAAGCGGAGTATCGTACCTCGTTGAGAACTGGGAATCTGTAGGTAAGGTAGTGCTCACGGTAGCTACTGCATTCGGTACTTATAAGGCTGCATTGCTCGCCGTCATAGCGGCTCAGAAAGTGGCAACTTTCATCAAGTCAGCGGAAGCATTTTTCTCGTTGGCAAAAGGAATCACATCAGCCAAGGAAGCCATGCTGCTTTTCAACATCGCCACCAATGCCAACCCGATAGGAGCTATTATCGGATTGATAGCCTCAGCAGCAGCAGCATTTGCGTTCTTTGGAGATAGTACTGATGAAGCTACAGAGAGACAAGAGAAGTTTGGCGAGAGTGCAGACAGAGCATCTGACAAAGTAGAATCGTTATTTGCTGTCTTGCAATCAGCATCCAAGCAAAGCAAGGTACACAAAGATGCTTTGAACGAGTTGAAGAACGTGGCAGACGAATACGGAATCACTCTCAACAAAGAAGGAGACTTGACTGATCAGCTCATAGAGAAGAAAGAAACGCTCATCGGGATAATCAGAGAGGAAGCCATCGAGAGACAGAGAGCAAACGACATCACGGATGCATCTGAAACCTATCAGCAGAAGATGCAGGAAATCAAGGACAATATAAAGGATAGTCTGTCTGACGATTTTTCGGATATGCAGAAGAGCCAACTTCTAACACTCATTTCAGAGAAAGACATCAAGAAAATCACCGATGCCTACAATGCCATGTTAGAAGCAGAGAAGAAATCCATCGCAATGACCGGTACGTACAATTCTCGTTTCTCCAATGAGCAGATTGGCAAATATAACCAGTCCATCCAAGAGTTGGCTGACAAGATTGGAGTGTATAGTAAAGCCCTTGGTGTGAGTGCAAGAGCCACAAACTTAGCAGAGCAGACCATCAAGGAGAATGGTTTGACATTGGCAAAGACACGAAAGGAGTATGATACCACCGTAGATGCAGTCAATCAAGCCGCAGCAGCCGCCCAAAGCGCAGAAATGGCTACTGATGGTTTGTCTGAATCCCAAAGAAACTTCTCTGACAAAACCAAGATGGCTAAGGAGAGCGTTTCAGATTTGGCGGCAGAGATAAAGAGCATCATTGATACGTACAACAATGCCCACATCAATCTCCAAATCTCGTATGAGGAGTTGAATACACCTCCTGCCTGGATGGAGGGCGTATCAAAAAGGCTATCCTCTGACAAGTTGAAGAATCTTGCGGCCTACCATCAAGCGCGTGCCAATCAGATGCGCAACCATAAGCAACAGACGGGTAAGAATCTCGTTATGCAGAATGGTAAGGGCGCATACACGAATGAGCGAGAGGAGCAAGTAATGGCAGGTCAATATTCCATCCTTGCCAAGCAGAAAGAGACTGAGGAAAACAATGCTCGTCGAGCAGCTGAGGAAGCTAAGAAGAAGAATGCTAAAAGTGCTGCATCCGAAGCCAAGAGAAGAGCTAATGAAGCTAAGAAGAAAGCAGAGGATCAGAAGAAAGCCCAGGAAGAACTGAACGAAGATTTGTTAGAATTGCAGCAGAAAAATACAGATGAAACTATCTCCCTCATGCAGGAAGGCACGGAGA